CCTCCTTAGTTGGTTCATGGGAATTGTTCATCCACAGGTCTGTGGATAACTTGGCAGTATCAGCACCTTCGTCGCTGCTGATTCTCATAGGCGGGGTTTGTCCTCCAGCAATGAGAAGCATCTCAGCCGGTGGCTGGATCCTTTCTCAGCGGGTCGGCGTGCCGTCTAGGAGCCGACACGCCTCCTGATAGTAATATGATGTCAAGCGTTCTACAGGAGGATGTGTGGCCCGTAAGAAGGATCGCCCCCCTTACACCCCGGAGGCCGCGCAGCGGCTGGCTGCCATGTATGTGCGTCGCTTCAAGACCCCGAACAACGAGTGGGCCTCGGTGGCTCGCGCCCCCGGCAGCATGAGTTCCGAGGGGTGGGCTTCTTACTACGACGACGAGGACCCTGGTCGGTATGGCAAGACCGGGACTGGCGTGAACGAGAATATGGCTGACCCTTCTTGGTGGTGAGCCCCTAGGAGGTTGGCTTGGCTACCAGCGGTCGGAAGAAAGATGCCAAGCCTCTGAAGGTGGTTCAGGCAGAGTTCGTTGATTCGCTTCGCCAGGGGAACACGATCAATCAGGCCCTGGCCCGTGTGGGCCGTACCAGGGCAACTTATGAGGATTGGCGTCGGCGCTTCCCTGAGTTCGTCGCTCAGGTGGAAGGCGTGAAGGATGAGGTTCGCCTCAACCGGGAGGGATCCCAGGAACGCCACATTGGGTCTTTCGGGGAGTTCTCCCAGGAGTACTTGTTTCAGCGGGTGTTCCCCCACGCCCAGAACATGGTCGATGTCCTGGAGGGCCGCGACCCGTCCTGGAGCCACCAGTCGATGTTGTGGGAGCCGGGGGCTCGTGGTCATCAGCGTCTGCTGATCAACATCCCCCCGAACTTCGCCAAGACCACCACGATCTCCGTGAACTACACGGTGTACCGGCTGATGAAGAATCCCCAGTTGCGGGTGATGATCATTGGCAAGACTCAGGACTTCGCTCGCAAGATCCTGTACGGCATCAAGCAGCGCCTCACTCATCCGATGTACTCCAAGTTGCAGATCACCTTCGGTCCTTCCGGTGGGTGGAAGGCTGCTGCGACCGAATGGTCGCAGACACGCATCTACCTGGATCGTGAAGACGGTGAGAAGGACCCCAGCGTCGAAGCACTCGGAATCGGTGGAATGGTATATGGCGCGCGTGCCGACCTCATCGTGCTAGATGACGCCATCACGCTCGGTAACTCGGGCGAGTACTCCAAGCAGATGGACTGGATCCGTCAGGAAGTTGCGACGCGCCTCGGCCCGGAGGGCCAGTTGCTCGTAGTGGGTACCCGCGTGGCCCCGATGGACCTATACCGGGAGTTGCGTAACCCCGACAACTACACCGATGGTGCGGTTCCGTGGAGTTACCTGGCCATGCCTGCGGTGCTTGAGTACACGGAGAACCCTGCGGACTGGATGTCCTTGTGGCCTCGTTCAGATTCTTCGATGAGTGACCTTGAGGATCCTGACGAGGATGGGTTGTATCCGCGTTGGACGGGTGAGCGCCTTGCGGCGCTGCGTAACGAGGTCGGTCCCACGAAGTGGGCCCTCGTTTACCAGCAGCAGGATGTGTCAGACGATGCCACGTTCCACGCGAAAGCCGTCTTCGGGTCGGTGAACAAACTTCGCAAGGCCGGGCCGTTGTCTCCGGGCACCCCTGGTCACCCGGAAACGACGGATGGCTGGGTGACGGTGTGCAGCCTGGACCCTGCCATTGCGGGAACTACTGCCGCTGTGGCCCTCGCGGTGAACCGGGAGACGGGTAAGCGCCTGGTTTTGGATGTGCAGGAGCGCACGAACCCCACCCCCGCGCAGATCCGCGAACTCATTGATGAGTTCTGCGACAAGTACGCACCCACGAAGTTCATCATTGAGACGAACGCCTTCCAGGGTTTCCTCTCCCAGGATGAGCAGTTGCTCAGGTCGATGGCCAATCGGGGCATTGCGCTGATCCCTCACCAGACGAACCGAAACAAACTGGATGAGGACATGGGTATCGCGGCGATGTCGCCGCTCTTCGGAAGCGTCGCACCTCATTCGGATACGAATGCGGGGCTCGTGCATCAGAACGACAACCTTCTGGAGATCCCCGATACCCGCGCACCGGGGGCTAAGTCTCTCGTTGAGCAGTTGATCGTTTGGTCTCCGCACGTTAAGCGCACACGTAGACGCTCGGATGCTGTGGATGCGCTGTGGTTCTGCGTCTTGCACAGTAATGACTACGTGAATGACGCGCAGAAGAAGGCGTTCAAGTCCTTCGGGCATAACCCGTTCCTGTCGCAGCGCGACAAGCAGCGCCAAGTTGTTGTCTCACTAAGTGATTATCAAGGTTCAGCCGTGGGCTGGTGAAAGGAGGCATCTTGTCTCAGGCAGCAGCAGTTGCCCTTGAACGGTACAAGACTGTCCGTGACCAGTCGTACCCGGCGCAGAATCGATTCACGGCAGTGTCGCTGGTCCGTACGGGCCGTGCCAGCGAAGTGTTCCAGGGAATGTTCCCCGATGACTGGCCTCAACCCGTTATCGCCAACATGGTGGACATCGCAGCGCAAGACCTCGCGGAGCAGGTCGGCGTCATGCCGACGCTCACAGCCTTCGGCGACGACGCACTGAATGAGTCTTCGCGCCGCCGGGCCTCCAAGTTGACGCAGATCGTTAATGCCCATGCGTATGCATCGCGTCTCGGCAATGCCCTCGTCACTGCCGCTGACTACCTCGGCACTTACGGCATGACGATCTTCCGTGTGGAAGCGAACTGGAACGACAAGCGCCCCCACATTCACGTTGACTCACCCATGGGGACGTACGTAGAGCGTGACCGCTTTGACAACGTGATCGGATACTTCAAGACTTGGCGCCGTTCCGCGCTTGAGTTGGCGAACCTGTACCCCGAGCATGCCACTCGCCTGCTGGGCCGTGACCGTTTCGCTCAGACCGACAACAATCGGATCCTGACGCTCATCAAGTTCTACGACACTGACGGAACATGCCTGCTCATGGTGGAGCAGGAGCCGGGGATGGTTCTGGACAGGTACGAGCATCCCCTCGGACGTATCCCTGTGCGTATCGCGCAGCGTCCCACGCTTGATGGGCAGGCCCGTGGACAGTTCGATGAGACTATCTGGGTGTTTGCGGCGCGTGCGCGCCTTGCGCTTCTCAACCTTGAGGCCGCAACCAAGGCAGTTGAGGCACCGATCGCGGTGCCGTCAGATGTAACCGAGTTCGCTTTCGGTCCTGATGCGGTCATCCGCTCCAACTCTCCCGAGCGCATTCGACGTATCGGCCTGGAGATCCCGCAGACCGCAATGATGGAGTCCCGCACGCTCCAAGATGAGTTGCGCATGTCCACGCGAATGCCCGACGTTCGCATGGGAGAGACAGATTCCTCTGTCGTCACGGGTCGTGGCGTTCAGGCCCTGATGGGTGGGTTCGATTCCCGCGTCCGCTCCTACCAGTCGCTCATGGGTGAGGCTGTTGCCGACACCTTGGGCCTGTGCCTGGAGATGGACGAGCGCCTGTGGCCCAACGAGTCAAAGGAACTCGTCGGATCGACCAATGGTTCCCCGTACACAGTGCGATACACACCGTCCAAGGACATCAAGGGCGAGTATCAGGTCACTGCCGAGTACGGGATCATGGCTGGTCTTGACGCCAACCGCGCCCTGATCTGGGGTTTGCAGGCGCTAGGCGCTGGCCTCACATCGAAGCAGTTCATCCGCAAGAACCTGCCAGTTTCACTGGATGTGGCCCAAGAAGAGCAGGTCATCGATGTGGAGAAACTGCGCGACAGCCTGATGACTTCGATCTCAGCGTTCGCGCAGGCCATCCCGCAGATGGCCGCGTCCGGTCAGGACGCGTCAGCGCCCGTACGTGCTATCGCTGACCTGATTGAGGCGCGCAAGAAGGGTGTCCCCGTGGAGCGTGCGGCGGGAGAGATCTTCGCACCGCCCGAGCCCGAGACTCCTGACCCTGCTGCTGGTCCCGTTGGTCCTGAAGACCCGATGGCTGCACCGGCTGAGCCAGGTCTTCCACCGCAGATGGGCGCACCGAGCGCCCAGCCTGAGTCGATGCAGCAGTTGCTTTCGCAACTGACTGGATCAGGTAACGCCACAGCGTCCGTCAGGACGATGCGGCAAGTTCCCGCCTAGTTGGGGAAGGAGGATAGATATGGCTATGGCCCCGCAGACCGCCCCCGCTACGGGCGAAACGATCCAGCCGCGAGATGTAAACGTGACTGGTGGTACCTCTGCCACGCCCGTTGAGCGAGTGATGGTTGCTGAACCGCAGGTGTGGATGCCCAACAGCAAGAACCCCGTCCTGACCGGACGCTGATACATACAGGGAGTAGCCGTGGACGATCAAGACTACGACGACGATGACTTGATTGAGGACGACGACGAAGTAGTAGTCCCGGCTACTCCCTGGCACAACTCAGATACGACCGCCATCGCGATGATGTACGCATCCCATTTGGCTTCTGCGGCGTCTGAGTTCTTCCGAAATCTTGCCATGACTGCTCTCGGGCAGTCAGCCCACGAGTGGGAGTTGCAGGACCGGAAGATCTTTATCGATGACTCACTGGCATCGATCATCAATCTTCCTGAGGATGGAGGCGACAATGGCCCAAGGCGGAGCGAGAACTCCCAGTAATCCTGCACCCGTTGGCCTCCCTGGCGCGCTTTCACAGCGCACGGATGGTGGTCCGTCGCAGCCGATGGCTCAACTCCCCGACGCTGGCTACGGTGAGCAGGCTGATTTCCAGGCCATCCAGGCGGGTGCGCCGATGGCCGCAGTGGATCCAATGTCGCCCCCTCCCGCCCCCCTTGCCTCGCCCTCGGACATGCCCAATGTGCCCGTGACGGCTGGGCTTCCCTTTGGTCCTGGACCTGGGCCTACTGGGGAGAACCCCGTAGCCCAGATTGAAGACGCAGACCTTCGCAACATCGCAAAGTATCTGCCGCAGTTCCAGTCGATGGCGTCCGGTGAGGATGTTCCTGCTGGCTACCTGCGCTTCTTGACCCAGTTGCGAGCCTACTTGTGAGTAAGGATTCTCGTCTTTCTTTTGTGCAGAACATGGGCATGGCGATGGACGCCTTCGGAGATCAGCATCTTCCGGTGGCGTACATGCTGGCTCGCGCTTCTTACGATTCCGTCGAAGACCGAGACGCCATTTACGGTGTCGCGGTTTCTATTCTTGGGGGTGGGATGAATGGCTAACCCAGCACCCACCCCCGCACAGCAGGCACGCTTCGCTGGTTTAAGGCAACCCGGTTGGACTGGTCCGACTTCGGGTTCCCCAGCAGCCTCTGCCCCACCTGATGCCGGATTCCCCACTTGGGGAACCGGCGCACCTCGCCCCCTCTTCACTGAAGAGAACCCCATTTGGGGTTGGCAGGGGGCACCTGGCTGGGTCAATGACCTGGGCAATGACCTTGTGGGTTACGTCCTCGGTACCGTCGCGGAAAAGGCGAACAACCACAAGGTCATGGACGAGCAGGGCAACATCAACTGGTTCAATGCTACTCGCGCCATCTACATGAACACGGGCCTTGTTGATGCTAGCCCCGATGGCAGTGTGGGTCTTTCCGCTGCCGCTGACCTAGCGGTTAGGACGTACGACGCCAGCACTCGTGTAGCCAACACGGTTGGCGGCGGCACGGCGATGATCGCTGGCGGATACACCAGCGCCCTGATCGCAGGCGACTGGACAAAGTCTTCCAACCCGTACGCTCGCGACGGGGGCATCACCTGGCAGGAAGCGGGTGAGATTCTCAACCCGCTTGAAAACGAGACCACCATCGGCCAGCAGGCGGTCTATCAGACCGCAGCCCAGGTCCGTAACGCCGTGGACCGCACCATGATCAATCTGGGTATGCAGGATCAGGTGGATGCTATTCAGGCGTTCATCGCGACAGACAACCAGAACACACTTGCTGCACGCGCAGCCGATGACGATCCCACCAATGATGGCATGGGTTCCCCGTGGGCGATCTTCGACTACGACTTCAACATCTTCGCCCAGCAGGAACGCCAGCAGGTCTTTGAGGCGAACACCCCGTTCAAGTACATGTCGGGCTTCCTTGATGCTGGTTGGCAGATGTACGCAGCCCCTGACGCAATCGTGGCGATGGGCCTCACTCGTGCCCGTAACGCCAAGATGGTGTTCGACCTGGGCTCCGAGGCCGGTCGGGCTAGGGCTGCCGACGACCTACTTGAGCATGCGAAGTGGGTGGAATCGAATGGCGCGGAGGGCCGCGCTACCGCCTGGGGCTACCAGGCTGCTGAGTTCGCTGGCATGAATGCTGATGAACTCAAGTACATTCCGATGGTCCGCTCGTCGAATAACCCGTCTTATGTATCTGGTGTGCTGGGTGCTACGCGCACTCCGCAGGAGGCTGGCCAGGCGGTCCTGGCCCTGGCTGGGGACTTTGAGGCGCAGAAGGCGCTGCTCGCCTTGAACCCGCTAGCCGGGGACATGCTGCTGCTGGGCCGACAGACCACTGATTCCATCGATGAGATCTTCCGTGGGATGAACGAGGCGTCGTCGGTTAAGCCGATCACGCCGAAGGATCGCGGCCTTGACTACCTGGGCCAGTTCACGCCTGAGGGTCGTGCTGCCCGAGAGGGTCGCACGATCCCTGTTGAGATCCTCTCTCCTGGTCAGACGAAGCACTACGCGAATGTCATTGACGAGTACGCCACGTACTTCGGTAGTAGTTGGCGTGAAGTGCGAATGGGTGGTCGGATTCAGGTCCAGGGCGCTGCGCGCCGGGCCAAGAAAAAGGCGGCCCGTAAGGCTGGCGACTTCCGCGATGGCATGATCACCATCCGCAACCCGCTTACGACTTCGTTCTCCAACGAGGCTGTGCTGTTCCAGATCAATGGCGGCAGGCCCGTGATGGTTCTCCGCTCGGCAGCGGACAAGTTGACGACATCCAGGCGCTCTGGAAGCGGACTGTTCTATCTGACTGACGAGATGGAGTTCCAGGCGGAACTGGACGCGACGCTGGACACAACGCCTACGCTCCGTCGCGCAGCCAAGGCTGCTGGCGATGGTCGCCTGGTGCCCGTCATTCGTGACGGCAACCCCACATTCATGTCGGTTGATGAATACCGCAGGACTGTCCAGAACGAGGCGGCAGCAATCGCTGCCACTCGTGGTGTCGCTAATGTCGCTCGCCTGCGGCAGCAGTTCCTGACCCGCCTTGAGTCGGACTTGTGGCACATGCAGATGAGCGAGTACGGCATCACCTATGACGATGCCATCTCCACGCTGAGGGACTTCAAGTACGCCCGTAATCAGGTTGCGGAGCAGATCAAGGAACGTGGTTGGCTCAAGGACGGCGACATGCTCGTTGTCCCGGACGAGGTTCTTCAGTCGCAACTGGGTGAGTCGTTTCCCCTTCTTGACTTCGGGATGATCGATCTGATGTTCAAGGCTCAGGGCCTGCCACGGGCAGGGTCCAAGGCGGCTCGCAAGTCTGGCGCTCTGCGACCCGGTCGTCGGCAACTCCAGGACGGCGTGCGCATCTTCGACATGGTGTGGCGTCCTCTCGCCCTGATGCGTTTGGGCTACACGCAGCGCAACGTCGCTGAGGGTGGGCTGCGCATCATGGCTGCCTATGGATCTCTCGCCAACACTGACTATGCCACGGCCTTCGGCCACATTGCTGTCGGTGTCGGGAACACCGCACGCAACTCAATCGACGGTCTAGGTCGTGCTGGGCAGAATGCTGGCCGTGTTCTCACGGGCCGTCCCACACTGAAGCAGTTGCGCCGCGAGCAGCGTCGCGACTACAACGCCCGTAAGGCGATTGCCACGCAACTTGAAGATGTTGAGAAGCGTAAGGGCAAGACTGAGAAGGATATTGCCGCTCTTCAGGCACGCGCCGATAGCGCAGTGGCTTACCAACTCGGGGTGGAGTGGAAGGCCGGAGAGTCCACCGCATGGGACGACATCCAGGGTGAGGCGTCTGGTCGTATCGGTGAAGACATTGTCTTCGGTCCCCATGTTGATGAGTTGTGGGTTGATCCGATCCACGCTCGCAAGTTTGAAAATGGCTGGATCGGTGTCGGTTCGGGCACCGGGCAGGACATGGGTCGCTTCGGTCGTGGCCCCGGTGGTGGGTCACTCACCGTCGAAGGTGTAGCCAAGCGCGGACAGCGCATGGACGAAGACCGACTCGTCCTTGATGAGGAGTTGACGAACACTCCCTTCGACTCACCCGTGGGTACCTACCTGACGCCCAAGCAGGCTGCCGATTACGAGGCTGCCGTTGCGGCAGGGGACATCGCGGGTGCTAGGCCCTTCTGGCTCCTTGACCGTAAGCGCGCAGCCAAGGCTTTCCTTGAGCAGGGCAACTATCTCGCGTACGCAAACATGGATGGCACGTACAGTCGAATCCGAAACATCAACGGGTTCCTGGATAGCCTCGCCAGCAACACTGCTGCTGACTCGCTGGCGGTAGCCGAGCGAGTTGTGGTTCTGCCTAAGGGCACGCCCGTCAAGGCTGTCCGGTCAACGGTGTACGGGAAGACCCTGGATCTGAACACGCCTATCCGTGAGGCGTACTACGACGCCATGTTCCGGTTCGCGGAGTTTCGTAGGGTTGAGAAGACGCCGCTTCCGCGCTTCTCAATCTGGGAGGATGATCCCGATTCTCGGGGTGCCTTCTACTCCAAGTTCCTCAACGTGATTCGCAACGAAGTGGACGAGTTGGGCAACGTAACGCCGATCTACGAGATCAAGCCTGAAATGAGCGAGTGGCTTGATGGCGTCGCCAGCCTGCATAACGACCTCTTCGACTGGGGGGCGAACCCCAGTCTAGTGACTCAGGCGCAGAGAGTCGTAGACGATCTGTCGGGACTGGTTCTCCTGATGGGTGATGACCCGGAACTTGCGCGCGCAGTCTTCGGTCGGCTGTCAGCCATGAAGTTGGACCCCAAGGTCACCGCCGCAATGGAGGAATCTGGCGCGATCATCAGGTCTGGAGAGTTGCGCAGGATCCTGACTGAGCGTGAGGCCGATCTCGCTGCTCGGCGCACGGAACTTATCGATGAGGCTCAGTACATCAAGGATTATGTGTGGGACGCCGACTACGTCGATCTGGTCATTGAGGACACGGACGATGCAGTAACAATGTTCGCTGGCTCATCGGAACTTCCTGGCGGCGGTTATGAGCCGATGCGTTACGACAACGAAGCCAACGTCCGTAACCTCCAGGGTGTGGGTTTCCAGTATGCGAGTGGATCTCCCCAGGTGGGCGGTTCCTACGTCATTGGCGAGCGGCTGTACGGCTGGGAGTTCAGCGCCAACACCAACAAGTACGGGCTGTTCAATCGTCCCGTCACTCAGCGTGCCCGTGACGCCACTGCACCTGAGCCACGGATGTATGTACTTGAGCCGTCCAATCCTGATGACTTCCTTGACTTGGATGTCCAGGGCTACCTTGAGCGTCTGGACCCGAGGGCCGTCACTGCCGACCAGGCCCGAGCGGCAAGCAAGCAAGAGAAGTTGATCGCCGATGTCGTCATGCAGTCAGGGCTCAACCTAAATCCGAGCGAAGTTGTAGATGATGTCTACACGCACGCGAAGCGTTACATCTCAGAGGTTGTCGCGGCGAGAGGTCCCGACGCCGCGCCAGAAGAAACTCTTGAACTTGTGATGAAGCAACTGTGGGCAGTCCTTGGTGAGGCTGCTGACTTCGACGCAGTGCGCGCACTTGTTCCAGGTCTTGCGGCGAGCGACCCCCAACTGGCGCGCTATGCCTGGGCGCAAAAGCAGTGGGTGGACACGCTTACCGGACCCAAGTACGGAATGCGTGGAGTTCGACACATCGGTGGTCGCCGCGTCGGCGGCGAGGTGGAGGAGCATCCCGTACACATCTGGTACGAGGAGCCTGCCGTAGCAGAGATCGATGAGTTCAACGACCTGTTCATGCAGGCCGTGGCTGTCCAGCAGAAGTGGGATGTCGTCTACGACGAATCATCCAAGATGTCGATGATGGGCAACTACAGCGCCGATGACGCTCCGGATGTGTCCACCATCGCTGCCTTCACCCAGGAGGGTGCATCTGGTGCGCCTGCTGGCGTAGCAGATTGGATCGGCACTCAGAAGATTGTTGAGGCTGCACGCAACCTGGGCTACGGGAAGATCGTTGTGCCCAATCGGCTTACCCCTGAGGGGTATGACGTTATCTACCTGCACGATCCTTCCAGCGCCAATGGCAATCTACGCACAGTGGTTGATCGAGCATTGCCAACGTACATCGATGAGGCTGCCCTCAACTCCGAGAACGTCATGGATCTCAGGTCTGCTGGTGCTGTCGCTGAGGGCATGGGCGACATCGCCAAGACCCAGTCCGGGTTTGCCATCCGCACCAAGGCAGCGGCACCTTCCGCTGCTGGAGCGGACAGGTTCACTACCGCTGAACGCCTGAAACTGATTCAGATGATGCAGGACGGTGAGCGCACCCACATCGCGGTCAACGGTCCTGACGGGAAGCCCATCTACGTCACCAAGAGCGAACTGCTTTCGTCCAAGGGTGCGACCCAGGACTATGCGGTCCTGTCTGGCAATGACGATGCCCTGGCCATGCGGATGCAGATACTGTCTGGGAACCGCACTTACTTGGACTTGCAGAACGAACTAGCGCAGCAGGTTCGGACTGTTGGCGAGAAGCGCCGCGCCGTGTCTGAACTTGACACGGCCATGCAGGGCCGCTCCAAGGTGATGGAGGGGCTGGGCAAGCAGAAGACGAAGCGTCGCATCGGGATGTCCAGCAGCGTGGGGGCTTCATGGGAGGCCCGTCAGCGGGAGTACAAGGGCTTCGCCATTGCCGATCCGCTTGACCCGAATGAGGCTTACGGCAATCTTGCCCGAGCCCGGTCGTCCTCGGACATGACGGTGTCTCGTGACCTGATGGGTTACACGAACGACGCGACTGTGGGTCTGCGTCGAACCTCTGCTCGTGTGAACTACACGCCGAGTGATCCCCTGTACTGGTCGGCACTTGCGGATGATGTCAATACGCTTTTCCGTAACGACAAGATCACTCTCCGCATCCTGGCTGGGGAGTCGGATGAGGAGATCGTCACCTGGCTGCGTAGCAATACGCAGGAGACCAACGCGCTACGTAGGGACTCGGCGTTCGATCCCGAGGCTGCGGTGGTGCAGCGTCGGGAACTCGTAGACAACTTCCTGCCTGACACTAGTGTCAGGCGTCAGGTTGTTGACGGGGATGTAACGGCTGACTTCTTGGAGTCGCGCCTGTCGTGGCGCGAGATGCCCAGTCTGGAGCAGTTGGACTGGGTTGACCAGCAGAACGCTTGGCAGCGTTTCACTAGCAGCATGATGACTGTGCTGGGGACGATCCCTGAGAACAATCTTGTCCGTCACCCGTTCTACCGGGCCAGGTTCATGGACGAGATGCGCAGGCAGATTGACCTGATGGACGACGGCGTCACCATGACCGATGGTGTGATGACGAACCTGCGAACCCAGGCTCATGCGTACGCGCTGAAGTCCACACGGGAAACGCTCTACACGGTCAACCGGCTCTCCACTCCCGCGTATGCCCTCCGCTTCATCGTGCCGTTCTTCCCGGCGTGGGAGTCTTCGATGAAGTTCTGGGCGAAGACGTTCTACGACAAGCCCATCACGGCTGTCAGGTACGCGCAGTTCTGGGATGGATTGGATCAGACTGGCTGGTCCCTGGACGAGAACATGCAGCCCGTGGGTGACACGGCTGGCGGATCCTCCATCCTCAATCTGCCCAAGCACTTGTTCTCACCTGGCGGCGGGTGGCTGGTGGTTCCTTTCGGTAGCGGGGATCTCTTCGGAGCGATGGCTCTACCCAAGGGTTCGCTGAATGTGATACTCCCCGGCGAGTATCCGTGGCTTCCTGGCGTTGATCCGATTGTGGCTGTGCCCATGTCCTGGGTGGCCAATCAGAAGCCGCTCCTGGTGGACTCTGTCAAGCAGTGGGAAGCCTGGGGCATCCCAATTGGCGATGCCGTCGCTACCCAGATTCTGCCCTTCGGTGTTCAGTCCAAGGAGAAGGACTTCTTGGATCTCGCCACCGAGGCCGTCCTTCCACCCACCGCCAAGCGCCTGGCGACTGGCATCCGGGGTGAAGGATCAGCGGAGTTCACTGCCACGGCGGATGAGATCCACCGCACCCGTCTGGCCCGGTGGGATCTCGATGGCCGTCAGGGTCCACCGCCTGATTTTGCAGACTCTGTTGCCTCTGCGAAGGATCTCTACTCGTTCCGTGCAGGGGCAGCGATTGCGTCCCCTGTCGCGCTCATGCCTCAGTCTCCGTTTGCCTTCTACACTCGCGAGTCCCGCAGGCTTGATGAGAAGTACCGTCTCCTGCCTGACGGGTCTCCTAACCCGGACGGCCCACGACAGGCCGATGACGAGTTCCTCCGGCTGTATGGGGAGGAGTTCTTCCGCTTCACGAAGTCTCTTTCGGGTTCTCGTGCCTCTGGGATTTCCCCGGTGAGGGGATCCCAGGAGATCTACGAGCAGAACACGGAACTCGCGGGACGCCTGGCTCGCATCGGCGAGAACGGCGAGATGCTGGCAATGCTCACTAATCCTTACGGGATTGGTGAGGAGTTCAGCGACATCATCTACCGCGCCCAGATCGATGCACCTATCCCTGGCGCATCGGGGCGTTTCCTCCGGGGTGGCCCCGCAACTAGCACGATCCTGTCTGGGTCGGCTGCGGAGGACGCATCTCAGCGAGATCTGGGGTGGCGTGCGTTTGAGAAGTTGCAGGCTCTCGTTGACGCTGCCGCTCTCAAGCAGGGCCTGGACGACTACTCGCAGAACCCGCAGTTGGTGACGGTGAGGCAGCAGACCATTGCGCAGATCCGTCAGGAGTATCCGGCTTGGGGTGTGTCGTTCGATCAGCGGGACACGAATGGTGCCCGTGACGCGGTGATGGGCGCTCTAGAGATTCTCAACGATCAGCCGTTCATGTCGAAGCATGGTGACGACCCGCACATCGTGGCGCTTGGCGAGTACATGACTGCACGGGAAATGTTCGTGGGCGCTCTCGCGGAGCGGAAGGCGAACGGTGGGTCTGATCGGATTGATGCTGTCGCCAACGCTGACCTGAAGGAAGCGTGGGCGCAACTGATCATTCTTCCGCTTACCGCACCCACTGCGGATGCGGCATGGATGTCCATCTGGAACAGGTGGTTCCGCAATGACGCGCTGCTGCCAGTGAACGAGACGAGCCTGGAGGTTCCTAGTGGCACTTGATTGGGAAGAAGTCGCCAAGGCACTGGCTGCTAATGGCGCTGGCGCTGAAGGGCCGAAGCAGTCTCAGTATTACGACCCGCCGATTCCGCGTTACGACGCCTACTCTCAGATGCCCCTGCGGCCTAACTACACGCAGGGTGGGTACAGCGGGATCCCGGCATCGAACTTCACGGGTCCAACCGCGAACACTCTTGGCGGCTTGAAGTTGGCGTTCTGGAACGACCCGCGAACTCAGGCCACTGTGATGGCCGCTGCTTCCGCGTACTACGGGTACCCGGTGAAGAACATGTCTTATGGGGCGAGCCTGATCGATGACGCCGTCCAGGCGGCGTCAGGAAACCCGAGTGGGCCTACTGCTTGGCAGATGATCACTGGCTTCCTAAACGGGTCGAATGCCGCCTCCGCTAGCAGCGGAGGCGGGGGAGGTGGTGGAGGTGGTGGTGGTGGTGGAAGTTCGACAACTTCCCAGATCCAGTTGACCAACCCCGACCAGGCGAAGCAGTTGATCAACACTGCCATGTCAAGTCTGCTTGGCCGTAGGGCCACCAGCGAGGAGTACAACAAGTTCCTCACAACACTGAACGCTGCGGAGAGGAGCAACCCCATAGTGACGAGAGTTGAAGGTGACACTGTCACCGTTACTGGCGGCACTTCGGCTGCTCAGGTGACTGAGGATTACGTAACGTCTCGTCCGGACTACGCCGAGTACACGGCTGCTACGTC